CGCGACACAGATGGTGTTTTGGCTGTTGATCCAAATGCAGCCTTAACACGCGGACTAGAAGACTTTACTTGGGAAAGTATCCGGATAGGTGGTCCGGATTCTGCGAAGCTCTCTTCGCATCTTCTAAAGGAAGAAATCCTCAACAGACTGGCTCTTGTTGCCTTTGATAACGGTGTTTTAAATCCGACTACAGTAGAAAGATCCATTCAATCCTGGGCGATCCCTATAGCAAAGGTGGAGGAATCATACCCCGGCTTCACGGCTGAATTAAAAGGTATGGCCGAAAATGCAGAGCAACTAGCTATACGACACAAAGCCCTACACAAGCCACTTAGGGCTACCATAGACAAGGCTTTAGCCTCCGGGGATCTGGACGACGTGGCGGGAGCAACGGAGGCGGCAATACTCACCCGACAGGCTCAAAAAGATTATACAGTTTCCAGTGTTTTCTTCGACAATGATCCCCATACGGTAGCAGCACAACTTCTTGCTAACCCGTCCAAGTTACAGAAAGACATTGGCCCTATTCTTAAAATCCTTGACGCGGACGAAACCGGAGCGGCCAGGGCGGGCTTCCAGCGGGCCATGTTCGATGAGCTGCTAAGGAAGGTATTAAGTCAGCCGGAAACAGTGGGACGTAGGGCTGGTGAGGCCGTACTTGACCCTTCACAAATAAACAATGTTTTAAAGAAAAACGAAACGGCTCTTCGGCAGGTGTTTGATGACATTGTTGGATGGAGGCCTGTCGGCAAAGGTCTTGAGCAACCTATTACTACCTACGACATGCTCAAAATCTTTGTCGATGAGATGGCGATAGGGTTGTCCGAAAGAACGGGTATTGCATTAGGAACCAAAGGTATACCGGTCACGCTTACTGTTCGAGGCGGCGAAATGATCCGGAATCTTGGCCGCATAATAGGTGTTTGGCTAGCTAAATGGACGGGGGGTCCTGCCCTTGTCATGGCTGGAACAGGCGGCAGGTTGGCTGGAAAAATATACGAAAGAGGGGGCCAAGAAGCCATCTTTTCTTTGGTAGCCGATGCGCTGGCAAACCCCTACACAGCGCGACTTCTTTTGACGGAGACAGCCCGCTTGGACAAGGCGGGTAAGTTTGTATTTGATAAACGTCTCTTGAAAGCAGTTCGTCCGTACCAGTTCTACGTGGGACCCCGAACGCAAGTTGTACGAGAAGGTATGGAAGAGCAGCGGGAGATTGACCGGATAGAACGCGAAGGGGGTCCGTTTGAAACTATTTATGATCCAAAAGAAGGCGTTTATAGACGACAAAAAGTAAGGGAGGAACCGGCACCAATTGCCCCCGAACCAACGATAACAGACGAAGAAGCTCTTCCGGGTCCTCCTACTCTGGCTTCCCGGACGCCGCCACCCCGGCCCATCGTCGCCGCGTCCACGTTGGCTCAAGCGGATCCCTTTGATCGTCTCCCGTCTGCCGCCGCAGGAACTCCACAGCCGGATACCGTAGCCCGGCTAAGCCGCGCCAGATGGTGCATTAGATGCGGCTGTCGGAAAACTTCTCCCTCTGGGAACTGACCAAGTCCCAGGTGGCAGAAAGAAAGGGCATCTCCAACAAACCCGGTAAAAAGGAAATCAAAAACCTCAGACTTCTTTGCCGGCATATCCTGCAACCAGTTCGAGACCACTACCGCGTCCCTATCCAGCCGTCCAGCGGCTACCGGTGCCTCGTCCTGAATGAGGCAATCGGGTCCAGTTCTCGATCTCAGCATATTACAGGCCAAGCCGTCGATTTTGAGGTTCCGTGGACCGACAATAAAGTTCTCGCTCGTTGGATCATGAACAATCTGATCTACGATCGATTACTTTTGGAGTACTACACGGAAGGAGAACCCAACTCCGGCTGGGTTCACGTGAGTTATGTCGGGCCTTCGGCCACTAACAGGAAAAAAGCGACGGTCTTCGACGGCAGGACCTGGAAGCCGTTAGAATAGCCACTCCTGTCATCTGCTACAGCAGCCATTTTCGAGCCTCCTCCCCCAGTATCTGATCCGCCACATTAATCTTTGCGCGGAGCGATTTTACGATCTTTTCGTCAATCGTACCGGGCGCGATAAGATCCACATATGTCACTTTGTTTGTCTGACCGATACGGTGAGCGCGGTCCTCGCTCTGGACGCGAAGCTCCAGGTCATAGCTGTTGGAGTAATATATGACCGTGCTTGCTGCCGTCAGCGTCAGACCGTAGCCCCCTGTTTTAGGGTGCCCCACGAGGAAACGTAATTCCGATTGCCCATCCTGGAAATTTTCCACAATTTGCGGGCGCTCAGAATCTGGTGTTTCCCCGTGGAGCGTTGAGACCGCTTGTGCGCTGTAGCGGTCTCGCAGGGCCTCCGCAATCGAGCGAATGTCGCGCGTCCATGTCGCCCATATGATCGCCTTGCCCTGAACTTCCTCGCAGACATTCAACAGCTCCTTGATCCGGTTTGACGGCAGCGCGTGTATCTTGCCATCATCGTCGGTCAGGTTTCCGCAACATATCTGCTGAAGCCGCATGATCTGTGTGAGTACATTTTTCGTCGTGGACATTTCCCCGCTGTCCAAGCGAGCCAGCGCCAGCTTTTTCATCTGCTGGTAGGCGCGTTTCTGTTCCGGGGTAAGCTCAACCTCCCTCATCGTGTACACCTTGTCAGGAAGGTCCAGGCAGTCTTCTTTCCTGACCCTATAGGAATGCTCGGAAAGTTTCGCGGTCAACTCGTCCAGCCGCCGGAACCCGACCACCTGATTAAAGCTGTGCGCTCCCATGGTCCGCCTCTGCACGATACTGTACCGGCCCTGGAATGCATAGTAAGAGGAGAAGCCTAAAATGTCAGGGTCCAGAAAGGCCATTTGCGAGAACAAATCAAGCGGGGAACGGGTGACCGGGGAGCCTGTCAGAATACGCCTGTATAACGCATCACGGCCCACGGCGCAGAGTGCTTTCGTCCGCTTCGCCCTTCTATTCTTTATGGTCGTGCTCTCATCTATCACCATGAAGGTTTTGAACCGGTTTACAAAAATCCCGGCGACATCAACCCCTTTCTGGCTGCTAAAAGCTTCTACGTTCATGAGGAGGAATTTCAGTGCGCTGCTCTTTACATGCAGCGCGTTCAATTCGTCACGGCGCTTCTGGCTCAGACTCGGGTTCCACAGGACGATTTCCCGCTCGATGCGCGGGGGTAGGTGCGCCTCGATCTCTGGTATCCAGTTAGCGATCACGCCCTTGGGGGCGACCACCAAAACGAATTCGATGCCGGACTTTTCGAACAGATAGGCTACAGTGTCAAGGGTGACTTTCGTCTTCCCAGTTCCCATGTCAAGAAGCAGCGCAAAACTCCGCACGTCCGCGCTCACCGCGAAAGCCTCTCGCTGGTGCGCGTAAGGCGCTGAAAAGAAAATGTATTTTTTGTCTTGCATAGTCCCAGAAAATTATATATAAGCTTTGCTGACGCCTAAGTCAACCGCCAAAAATGTACCGCGAACAACGGAAGGACCACTCGTGATAGATATCCTATCTCAGATGGCGCAGGATTCCAGCGCCCACTCCGACCAACTCGACAATCTGGACGACGCCAAGCTGGACAAGGTTGCTCGCCTCGCTAAGAAGGCCGTTGCCCTCCAGGAAGAGGTTGGTCGTCAAGAAAAAGAGCTGGTCCACGCTAAAAATGCCCTTCGTGCGGTAACGGACGAACAACTCCCCGAAGCTCTGGAGGAGCTAGACCTTGAAAAAGTGGTGATGAAGGACGGCAGCGAAATCTCCGTAAGCCCCGTCTATAGGGCAAGTATCCCGAAAGCCCGGTTAGCCGAAGCCTACGACTGGCTCCGGGAGCACGGTGACGGCGATATCATAAAAAACAACGTCACCGTTACATTCGGCAAAGGTGAAGATCAAGACGCACGAGCCTTCGCAGCGATGTGCCAAAACCAAGGCTTCACCCCTGAACAGGCTGAGAAGGTTGAACCAATGACCCTGAAGGGGTGGCTTCGCGAGAAGGTCGAAGCGGGTCACGCTATCCCGATGGATTTATTCGGAGCTTTCATCTCGCAACGAGCAAACATCAAACGAGGGAGATAACCATGGCTCAGACACAAGCGATCAAGAAGCGCCGGGGAAACGGCAACGCGAAAACCCCCGCAATCATAAACGCGGACCTGTTTCAGGCAGATGCCGGAGCCGGCATAAAGGACCTGACGACAGAAGATTTAGCGATTCCGTTCTTGAAGGTGCTGCAAAAGATGTCCCCGGAGTTGGACGATTTGGATGTCCGGGCGGGCGACATTTTCAATTCCGTGACAAAAGAGAGCGTACCAGGGAAAGACGGGGTCCTAGTAGTGAATTGCGCGTATCGACTGGAATATATCGAATGGGAACCGCGTGGCACCGGTTCTGGGGCACCCCTTAATATCTATCCCGCTGCTGGGGATAGGCCCGCAACGACGCGCGGCGAAGATAATAAAGATTACATAGTTGACGGAAATGGGAGCTACATCGAGCGCACAGCCCAGCACTATGTCCTGGCCATGGACAAAGATGGCGTAACCCAGCAGGCCCTCATCTCGATGAAATCCACTCAGTTCAAAAAATCAAAGTCGTGGAATTCGGCTTTGAAAGCCTCGAAAATGAAAAACCTCAAGGGCGAGTGGTTCACTCCGGCACGGTTCGCCCATATCTGGTTGCTGAAGACTACACTAGAGGAGAACAAGAACGGTTCGTGGTATAGCTGGGAAATCTCCAAGGATTCTCTGATAAAGGATTTGGATTTGTACCAGCAGGCCCGGTTGTTCGCGCAATCCATTGGTACTGGACAAGTGAACATCCAGCATACCCAAGAGGAAGACACCACCGATCCGGACGACGTTCCTTTTTAGTCATAGGGGGGGGGGGGAAGCCCCCCTTGACTCATGGACAAGGAACTTATCGAGCGTTTCGCGCTGCTTTTCCGTGGGCTGGAAGCCGCCTATGGCACCTTCGACATAACGGGGAAGCAGACAAGCGGAAAGCGCAAGGGGAAAGCCCGTGTGGTCCGCGAAAAGCGCACACTGGCTACCTTTGAGAGGCACCTCAATGGAGCGCAGGGGCTGGGAATTATTCCCATCAATGAGGAAAATTCTTGCTACTGGGGGGCGATTGACATCGACGTATACCCCCTTGACCACAGCGCCATCGTCAAGACCGTCCACCGACAAGGGCTTCCCCTTGTAGTTTGTCGGAGTAAATCCGGCGGCGGACATGTTTATATTTTTTTGAAGGAACCCGTCCCGGCGGAAGCTCTCCAGAATAAATTGAAGGAATTAGCCAGCGAAATAGGCTGCGCGGCGGGGACCGAAATTTTCCCGAAACAAATCCAATTGGTTCTTGAGCGCGGGGACACGGGTAATTTCCTCAACCTCCCCTACTACAATCACGAGAATGGTCTGCGCTACGCTTTCAAGCAAAGTGGTGAGGCCGCGACCTTAACAGAATTTGTGGAGATGGCGGAAGCCGCGTCCATTACGCCACAGGAGATGGAGCAGCTCCTCGAAAAAGAAACCGTCGAAATAGACGAGCGCCTCAAAAACGGCCCGCCCTGCCTGCAAATTTTGCTGCGCCAGGGATTCCCGGAAGGAACCAGGAACAATGGCCTATTCAACCTGGGCGTCTATCTAAGAAAAGCCTTCCCGAGTGACTGGGAAACTAAAATCCTCGAATACAACCAAGCTGTACTCCAACCGCCGCTCGACCTTAAAGAAGTGAACGTCGTCGCGGAGCAGCTACGAAAAAAGGACTATCAGTACAAATGCTCCGACCAACCAATTTGCAACTTTTGCAATCGCGATTTATGCCGGAGCCGTCGCTACGGCGTGGGTGGTGACGCCAACACTCCGAGAATTGCTAACCTCCGAAAGTATGACAGCGAACCACCGCTATGGTTCCTCGATGTCAACGGCAGTCCCGTAGAACTGGACACCGAAGCCCTTCAGCGCCAGCCCAAGTTTCAGATCCTGTGCATGGAACAGATCAACCAGATGCCTCGCACCATAACGCGACAAGCCTGGGAAGCGCAGATGAATACGCTCCTCGCGACGATGGTGGAGACAGAAGGTGCCGTAATTCATACCTCTGAGGACACTTCCATCCGGGGTCAATTTTACGAGCTGTTGGAGGAATTTACGACGCACATGCATGCCGCACTGGACAAAGAGGAAATCCTTCTCCGGCGACCCTGGACCAATGAATCCAACAACCGCACCTACTTTCGTCTGAAGGATCTGGAAGCTTTCTTAAAACGACAAAAGTTTATCGACTACCGGTCCAATAAAATTTCTCAGAGGCTCCGCGACATTGAAGGCTTGGCCGAACAGCTCAGTATTAATGGAAGAGCTATCCGATGCTGGTCAATCCCCGCATTTACATCCGTGAAACAAGAATTCAGCTCTAACTTCGATGGTGATGCGGACCTTCCCTTCTGATGATGAAACCAAAAAACATAGCCTTAGAGCGGCTGCTTGAAGGACTGGGATACGATCTCGATGCAGTACTCCGAAACACAGACAAGGGTGAAAAAGATGTTTAGATATTTTGGCCCTCCCGGTACTGGGAAAACCACCACGCTGCTCAATCATGTAGAGGAGTTGCTGTCGAGGGGCACAGCGCCAAACCAAATAGGCTACTTTGCCTTCACGCGAAAAGCCGCCAACGAAGCACGGGACCGGGCTGTCGCACGATTCGATTTGGACCCCGACCAGGACTTTGTTTTCTTTCGCACTCTCCACTCGCTCGCTTTTCGACTTCTCGGTCTCAGCGGAGCGGAAGTCCTGAAGGAGACGCATCTGAAGGAGTTCGGCGACATTGTTGGCGTGAACCTGACGGAGAGCGTAACGGCGGTGGAGGACGAAGGATTTCTCACTTTCCGCAGCAACCATCCAATTATGCGGGCAGTTGACTTAGCCCGGACCACGGAACGAGGACCTATGTGGGCGTACAACCAGATGGAACTTAACGTGACCTCCTACCATTTCCGGCATATCTACTCGGAGTACGAAAAGTTCAAAACCCAAAGTGGTCTGAAAGATTTCACCGACATGCTCGTCAGCCTCACCGAAAACGAAGCCCTGATCCCGAAATTGAAGGCGGTGTTTTTGGATGAAGCGCAGGACTTAACACCCCTACAGTGGAGAGTCGCCCACCTCATCAATGACAAGTGCGAACGAATGTACGTTGCTGGCGACGATGACCAAGGGATTTTTGGTTGGGCGGGCGCGGATATAAATCGCTTCATCAGTCTTGAGGGTTCCTCCGAGGTTCTCACTCAGTCCTACCGCATACCGCGATCTGTCTGGCGAATAGCTGATCACATTTCTGGTCGCATCCGCCGCCGCCAGAAAAAAGAATGGTCGCCACGAGACGCCGATGGGAGTACGCGCTCCGTCCACGATCATTACGGCCTAGATTTTAGCGGCCAGTGGCTTGTACTCGCACAAGCGAATTACATGTTGAACGAGATTGGTGCCTACCTAAAAACCAGCGGGCATTTCTTCGAGCGATTTAATACCCCGTCCCTGTCCAAGAAAGTCCGGTCGGCAATTTCATCCTGGACCTATCTCACCAGCGGCAAGAACAAGGAAATTAGTTTGAGCGAAACCCAAAACCTCTACTCGCACATTTCCAGTGAGGATGGGCGATTGCAGCGCGGTGCCAAGACCCTGCTGAAAGCAGCAAACGAACAGGATGTCTTTTCCCTCGATGTGTTGCGGGAGCATTTCGGCTTGGAGGCAACGGGAGCATGGGATTGCGTACTCGACAGAATTTATCCAGAGGACCGGGCCTATGCCTCCGCACTCCTAAACCGAGGAGTTGACCTCAATAGCAAGCCAAAAATCCGATTATCCACAATCCATGGCGCTAAAGGAGGAGAAGCCGATAACGTTTACCTCATGCTAGACCTATCAGGGAAGGCTCTCGGAGAGATGGAAAAAAATCCCGATGACGGCTATCGTGTCCTTTACACAGGCATCACTCGGACCAAAGAAAATCTAGTCCTGAAAATGCCCGAGGACTTACAAAGAGGGTGGCGAATATGACCGATTTTATCTCCCCGAATCATTACCAACGCGCAAAGCTAGAGACCATTGACACGATCCTGGATGTTGTTCGCGATCTTCCCGGAGATGAAGCCGTTCTTGTGGGAAACGTCCTGAAATATCTTGTCCGTTATCGCTTCAAGGAGGGCAACGATCCAATAATAGATGTGCAAAAGGCCGAGTGGTACGTCCAACGATTGGTTAAGCTCCTGCAAACAAAGCCTTCCCTGCAACCACCCACGCGGAAAACCGAACCCCTTGTATATACGACGGGCAGCGGATGAAAGAAAATCTCAAGCGGCCAAAATTCGGCGTGAAGACCGAATGGGTCCCCGTGGAGGAACTCCCGGTTACTCCGGACGGGATCAAAGAAATAGCCATAGACCTAGAGACGAAAGACCCACGGCTCAAGACCCACGGACCTGGGTGGCCCACCGGGAACGGAGAAGTAGTGGGCATTGCCATAGCCTACGAAGGATTCAATTCTTATTTCCCATTCGGCCACGAGGGCGGCGGAAACCTCGACAAGCGCCTCATCAAGAAGTGGTTCGCACGAGAGATAGCCAAGCATCCCGCAGACAAGATCTTCCACAACGCCGCCTACGACGTGGGTTGGCTCCGGCGGCTGGGAATCAAGGTAAAAGGACGCTTGATCGACACGATGCTGGCCGCACCGTTGCTCGATGAAAATAGGCGCTACTACAGCCTGAACAGTGTCTGTTACGACTACCTGGGCGAGATGAAAAGTGAAGCGGCGCTCCGAGAAGCAGCGGAAGAGTTTGGCGTTGATCCAAAGGCCGAAATGTACAAGCTGCCCGCCGCCTACGTCGGGGAGTATGCGGAAGCCGATGCGAGGCTCACGCTGGACCTGTGGAAACATTTCAAAGCCCTCCTTTCTCAGGAAGACCTCTGGCATATCTTCGATCTTGAAGCAGAAGTTCTCCCCCTGTGCATCGACATGACCTGGAGCGGCGTTCGCGTTGACCTGGAGCAAGCCGAACGGCTCAAGCAAAAGCTCCTGCGCGAAACGAAAAGCACCCTCTCCAAAATCAAAAAGGAAACCGGGATTAGCTGTGAGTTGTGGGCGGCGGCTTCAATCGCAAAAGTGTTCGACTACCACAAGATCCCCTACGGACAAACCAAGACGGGGCTTCCTTCCTTCACCAAGAACTTCCTCCAGAACCACCCCCACCCCGTAGCCCAGCAGATTGCAGACGCGAGGGAAACCGACAAGATTAGCCACACCTTTCTAAGCTCCATCTTTCGTTACGCCGAGAACGGTCGCATCCACGGGCACATAAACCAGCTACGTTCCGAAGGCGGCGGCACGGTCTCTGGCAGATTGTCCATGTCCAACCCCAACCTCCAGCAAATCCCGGCCCGGAACCCCCGCTTTGCAAAAGCCATACGAGGGCTGTTCCTCCCGGAAGAGGGGGAGAAATGGGCAAGCTTGGACTACTCGCAGCAAGAACCCCGCATCCTGGTCCACTATGCCAGCCTCGTAGGTAAACGAGGACTGACCGGTTCCGATCTATTCGTACAGGCCTACCGCGAGAATCCCAAAACCGACTTCCATCAGATGGTCGCGGACATAGCCAAGATTCCACGCAAGCAGGCGAAAGTAATGAATCTGGCTTTGATGTATGGCATGGGACAGACACGCTTGGCAGAGAGCCTGGACGTTACCGTGGAGGAAGCGAAGAGTCTGATCCAGCAGTACCACCAGCAGGTCCCTTTCGTGAAGGAACTGATGGGCACCGTCCAGCGTCGGGTAGGAGGCCCCCTGGGAAACGGGTTCGTGCGCTCCCTCCTGGGGCGAAAATGCCGATTCGACCTCTGGGAGCCTAACCTCTTTGTAAGCTCCAAGGCTCTTCCAAAAGACGAAGCCACCATCCAGTACGGCAACAACATCAAGAGGGCGTATACCTACAAGTCGCTTAATAGATTAATCCAAGCCTCCGCAGCAGATCAGGTAAAAAGGGCCATGGCCCAGATTTATGAAACCGGCAAAGTACCCCTCATCCAGATCCACGATGAATTGGCCTTTTCTGTCAGAAATTTGTCGGAGGCCGAGGAACTCCGGAAAATCATGGAAACGTGCGTGGAGTTACGGGTGCCTTCACCGGTGGACATTGCACTCGGACCAAACTGGGGCGGCCTGAAAGGTGCTTGATTTCCCCCAAGAAATCGCGTATCATCCCACAAAGAAAGGCGGTACTTAATGAACGTGGAAAAATGGAAGTCTGTTGTAATCGCGATTACGACATACAAAAAGCTAAAGTCCCGCGCCGCGAAAAACCACCGCACTATAAGTGGTGAGTTCACCCATATCCTCGAACAAGCCAACAAAGATGAGCAGTCCTCCCAACCGGCGTCCTAGCTTCACCGAGGAGGTGGCGGGGGAGGGCTTCACTTTTGCGGTCACGGTGGGATTTGACCCCGTTTTTGGAAACCCTTGCGAAGTGTTCCTGACAAAACGGGGAAAGTCCGGGTCTGAGCTAGAGCGAACCCTGTACGAGATAGGCGTTCTAGCCAGCAAGATGATGCAGGACAAAGACCGGTCCCACGGCATAATTGAAAACCTCCTGAAAGAGGTGTCGCGGTTATCAGGAGATACGTTGGAGATCGTGGGGACGACCAAAGCACCAAGCAACCTGTTCGAGCCTCGTCCAGCCGCCCGCCAAACCGATTTAGACACAAGCCACGCGGCGGCTGAGTCCATGATTGGCGCGGCGCGCCAACATCGGCAGCTAATTTTAGGCGTCATGCGTAATGGCGGCCCACAATCCGCCCAGCAAATAGCGGACGCCACGTCGATTGATTACGTCGCCGTAGGCAAACGGATGTGCGAACTCCGGCGCGGCGACTTTGTTTACCGAACCGACAAAAAGCACCGAAATCGAAGCGGGCGTCCCGCCTATCAATATGCCCTCACCGGCAGTGGTTGGGTCGTGGCGGGCCATCCGACTTGAGCAGCGTGGCGTCCGCCCGATATATGCCACAATCCGACACATAATTCATGCGTCCCGCGCCCCCTTCTCGGCCAGCTTTGATTTGAGGTATGCAGCCCGGCGGGCCATCGCTTCCGTGGCGGCGGTGGCGTCAAAGTGCCCCGGCTCCGCTGGCCTGGGGTGCAGCCGTGCGGTCCAGCACCCGTTGGGCAAGGGGCCTTCAATAAGCCAATATCC